CGAGCGCGACGCGGCCATTGCCGACAAAGCCGCCGCCCTTGAAGCGTCCGTTATCCTCACCATGCAGCGCGACGCGGCCATTGCCGAGCGGGACGAGTTGCTCGCCGCCCTACAAGACATCAAAGACGAAACAACCGGATGGGCGCATTGCGTCGCATCTAGCGCGCTCAGCCGTCAAGGATTGCTTGACAACTCAACCCGCGCCGCTCTCACCAAGGACGCGCCCAATGACTGAAATCACCGCAGACTATATTAGCGCCGAGGTGGTCCGCGCATTGCGGGAGCTCGAAGACCCCGAAAATGCCGGGAGGTATTTGATCGCCTCTATCGACAATGCCAGCCCCTCAAACTTGATAGCAATCACGGATGACGGCGCCCGTTTCGTTGTCCGCATTACTCAGAAGGACGGCACCAATGACTGAAATCACCGATGCGATGGTCGTGGAGGCCGCGCTGGTAATCTCTGATATGCGCGATAGGTCATTTAACTCGACGGAAATCGCCCGATTGGCCCTTGCCGAGGCTGCGCGAGTGGCGGGTACGAACCTGCAAACAAATCTTGCAGGTTGGAAATTAGTTCCGCTTGAACCAGATGCCGTAATGATTGCCGATGCCGCCGAGGAAATGGCCGACGAGCCGATTTATGACAAACAGATTGTCGAAATCTACCGCGCCATGATTGATGCGTCGCCCACGTTCTCCGCCAGCCCCGCCGCCCCGACTCCTGCCGAGGGAGAGGGGGTATTCGTGTCCCGCAAGCTGATCGGAGAAGCCCATGCGGTCATGCGCGCTTGTGGCTGGCACCTAGCTCCAGGGTCAGAACTGCAGAGCGATGGAGTTATCGAGGCTGCTGCGGCTGAAATTGAAGAACAGTTTTGCGGTCTTCTCTCCACTCCCGCGGAAGGTGAATGAACGATGAGCGACCACCAAAAAATCGAGGCCGAGAAATGGCGGGAAGCCCTATCTGCCGCCACCGAGCGCGGCAGACAGGCGGGTCTGCGCGAGGCTGCGTCCATTCATGACGCCGAAATCGAGCGCCTGCAAAAGCAGATCGAGGAAAACGACGCCTATTGCGAGCGCCAAGGAAAAGACCCGTTTGCCAACGGATCGAACAGGCTTTGCCGCGATAAAATGGGCGTCCACGAATATTCTGCCGCCGCCATCCGCGCCCTCATCAAGGAAGGGCCGAGCGAATGAGCGAGCGCAAGATCAAGTTCAAATCGTCAGGCTTCGCTATCCTCGACGTGACATCTGGCCGCCGTGCGCTCGCCAAGCATTTTGATGCGCGACCTCCATGCGGACTTTGCCCGGAAGATTTGCGCATCCCGGTCGTGATCCACGGCTATCTGGATGGCGTAAATTCTTTCGATGACGGAACGTCACGCGAATTTAGCGTTAACGTTGAAAAGGTGGAGACGCCATGAGCCGCCCTCTGGTTTACACGCCCGACGAAGCGGCGCTTGCCCTCAAGTGCTCGCCCGCCCATGTCCGCGCTATGATCGGACGCGGTGAAATCCCTGCTTTCCGATTGGGCGGGAAACTGCTTAGAATCCGTGCGTCCGATCTGGAGGCCATGCTATGCCCATCGAATACAAACTCCAGCGACTGCGCGGCGGATGGTGCATCGCCGCCTATGAAGGCGGAACCCGTATCAGCCGCCGCCAGCTTGACGCTGGCGATGCAGCGGCGGCGGCAATCGAATTTGCCGAAATCGTCGCGGACGCCGGCAAGCCCATAGACCCGGCCATTGCCGAGATTTGGGCGGCGTATCGTGCGGATCGGGCGGGCCGGCGCATTGCTGAGAATATGGAATGGAGCGGGCGCGCGATCTTGCCGGTGTTCGGCGCGATGAAGCCTATGTCGATCACGTCGAAGGATTGCCGCGCTTATGCCAAGGCCCGCAAGGCGTCCGGGCGCCAGGCTGGCACGATCTGCACCGAACTTGCGCACCTTCGCGTGTGTCTGGCGTGGGCTGTCAAGTCCCGCATGATCCGAGAGGCGCCGCACATCGAGCGCCCGCAACTTCCGCCTCCGTGCGAGCGCCACCTCGCGCGCTCGGAGGCTGAGCGCGTCATTAACGCCGCTGTCGCGCCGCATGTGCGCTTGTTTATCGTGCTGGCGATTTCGACCGCCGCGCGGGCGACAGCTCTGCTAGAGCTAAAATGGGACCGGATCGACTTTGAGCGCGGGTTGATCGTGCTTGGAGATCCTGACCGGACGATGCGCCAGAAGGGCCGGGCGACGGTCCCGATGACCAACACGGCCCGGGCCGCGCTATCATCAGCCAGGGAAGGCGCGCGAACTGAATATGTGATCGAGCATGGCGGCGCCCCGATCAAGTCGGCCAAGAAGGGCGTCGCGGAGGCCGCACGCCGGGCCGGCGTCAATGGCTGCACCCCGCATGTCTTTCGCCATACGGCTGCGGTCTGGATGGCTGAGGATGGTGTTCCAATGAGCCAGATTGCTGCGCTGTTGGGCCATGCGGATTCAGCGATCACGGAGCGTGTCTATGCGAAGTGGGCGCCGGATCATTTGCGCACGGCGAGTGCAAGTTTGGAAATGAAGATTTTTAAGTGAGGGATTGGATATGAGTAAGACTAAGGCGTGGACAACATTCAACATAAATAATTATGTTCTTGTGCAACTGACCGATCACGGAAGGGAAATCATACGGGAGAATTTTGCGAATTTGAAAAAATCATTCCCGAAATTGAACGGTCCGAACCTCCCAAACGAAGACGAGGGTAGTTGGTCAAGATGGCAGCTTTGGGACTTGATGAGCACATTTGGCCCGCATATTGGCCTTGGTCTTGAAAACCCATTTGCGACCGTAATCCAGATCGAAGGAAATATGGAGTGATCTGAGGTTCACTTGAACCTGCGCACATGGCGCAAAGCCATTTAGATGGCGCTGATACATGAACACAAAGCGCACATGGCGCAAACATAGCGTGAATAAAGGCCGGATAGCTCTTTTGGTAATGGAGAGGTCGAGAGTTCAATCCTCTCTCGCAGCACCAGAAAACAAACGATTTTCTCCCGAAAAATAATGTGCTCTGAGGTTCATATGAACCTGACTTTCGGATGGAGGGTTCAAGATAACGCTTGCTTCGTATTACGTTTTGCGGCATATTGAATCATCGAAACGGAGTAAGGTAATGTCTGTCCATTATTTCCTTCAGGTTTTCCATTCAGACCTTAACGATTGGTTTGGCCCTATTGGGAGGTTTGCGACGCAAGAGCAGGCGGAGGAGGAAGCCCGAGCGCTTTTACTCGTTACCGAAGACGACAACGGCAATCCGATCAGCATGACAGACGCGCGTGTTCTTCGGCTTGAAAGCAAGCCGCGCTTCACGCCGAAAGGCGCTCGCAAACTTTCCATTTCGGAAAAGATCGTTAAGACGATTGCCGCCCAATGACCGAACCCCGCAAGCCAATAACGATCCGCGTGAACCCCGATGAGTTCGCGCGGTATCAATCCGCAGCCCGCGAAAAGGGCCTGACCGTGTCGGCGTGGCTCCGCATGGCTGGTCTGAATTTGGCCGACGCGCAAGATAGGGAAAAGAGAAAGGCTGCGAAATGAGCGAGATTGACGCGGGGATTGTGGAGAAGGTCGTGGATATCATCAGGGAGGGGATAAACAATGAAATTTCAATCCCTGAACTCGCCCACGCCGCTATCGCCGCCTATAAATCATTCTATGTTCTTGCCGAGAGGGATGAATGTGCGAAGGCGGCTGAACGGCTGGAATCGGATTTCCTAAGCCTGCATTATGAGACGGAGCAGCCCTTATCATCATTCAGGGAGCGGTTTGCTTGCCGCCAAGTTGCCGCCGCCATCCGCGCCCGCGCGACGCAGAAAGTTGAGCGCCATGAGCGAGATTGACACGGGGATTGTGGATAAGGTTGCAGCTGTGATGTGGGAAGCCTGGCAGCCTGCGTTCCCGTTCGAGATGCAGCCGGCATATATTAAAGACAAACTCAGGGAGCAGGCCCGCGCCGCCATCGCCGCCTATGAGGAAGCGAAAGCGGCGATTAGCCCGCAAGACGCATTCGATCTTCTCAATAGGCTAGAGACGGCAAGGCTGGAACGAGTAGAAGCAACATGGGCATTAGGCACGTGAACGCAAAAAAAACCGCCCCGGCGTGAACCGAGGCGGGCCGAGCGCGGAGTATTGAGCGGCTACGGCGCAAGCCGCCTCGGCAATTTCCGCCGAAGGTGAGCATTCGTAAGCGTCATCCATTGGCTGCCCCTTATGTTGCGATCTCCGCGCCACATGCGAAATATCCCGCCCCGTCCACCCAGCTATCGAGATGCGCAGGCGCGTTCTCAAGCCTGGCGATCTTGAGATCCACCATCATCAGGGCGACAGATGCGCCATCAATCGCGACATCGACGCCGAATCGGTTGGACAGGTGAACCCGCCAGCGGGCGGCGACACGATCAAAGTTTGCTTCCGGTCGGCCATAGTTCAGCCCGCGGTCGCCAACAGCCGCTTTCGCCATGTCCAAAACATCGTGTTTGCTCGTCATTTAATCTCGTCCATTGCGGGCGGCTCGCCAGGCTGCGCCCATTCCATTGCTACGGCATAAAAATCATGGTGGCAGACGCTGGTTATCTGGCAGACGATCCAGCCAGCCTCTAGGTATCGCGGAACGTCGTCGCGCCGCACATATTTAAAGAACACAATGGAATCGTCCTGCATTGATCACGCGGCGTTCTTCCTCGCGGGCAAGACGGTCACGGTGGACCGCCCGTCCTCGCCGCCCTCGCGGTCATAGATGATCGACTTAAGCGAGCGTCCTGCGTCGTAGCCCTCTCCCCAATGCCAAGCGTCGCCGGGCGCCATGATCTGATGACATTCCGTAATGCATCCCCGGCCTTCGGTGATGCCGACTTGCGTTATGTGCTTATGGAAGCCGTGGGCGAAGCGGTGTCTGGCAAGTCCCCACATTTCAGGCTCACGCGCAGCCATAACGCCCGGCATGTCCTTAAGCTTGGTCGTGTGCGTGTGTGTCATTCCAAGCATTACCCTCCCAAAAAGGCGGTAACGGTGGATCGCTGGAGAAATATCAACAATAACGCGCGGATCATTTCGGAACCACGCATGAAGAAAAAACGAAATTGCGTAACTTGCGTGCTCGTCGTGATTACCTGGAAGCGTGATTATTTCGATAATACGATGGTTTTGCAATAGCAAATTTGCGACTTCAACAATCGTGTCGCAGGCTTTTAACAGAACCTTTGGGTAACGGCCATCGACTTGCAGAGCATTTCCGCTGCGCGCGGTTTTGTTTTCGTTTGAATCTGCGTGGAGGGTGTCGCCCCCGATTAAAAGGATCGCCCGTTCCGTTTTCGGCGTCCGATCTGCGACCTTGCCGAACGTCTCAAGCATGACGCGGGCGCCAATTTTCAAATCCCAGTTTTCGGCAGCGTCTCCCTCCCAGCAATGAACGCCGAAATGCGGATCGCCCCAAGGGTATAGTGCAAGCAAATCCTCGTATTTTGCGGCCGGCGCCCTTGTCGGCTGAGCGCATGGCTTGAAGTTGGCGAAATGCGCAGCCAGATCATCAACGAATAGGCGCGGGTTGATGCCATCGCGCGTCTTGACCCAAGACTGGACGACGCGGCCTTCGGCGTCCACAAGGCTTGAAACGCCCTTGACGATATGGCCCTGTGGGAGCGCGAACTTTTCGCCGGCCTCGCGCTTTTGCTGGACGAATGTCTTTTGCACCTCGCCATCGGCATCGAGTTGGCTCGAAACCCGCGAGACTTCAAATCCGGGCATGACCGGCGCGAAGCCCAAAAGCCCCTTGGCCGCGATGTTTTTCAACCGGCTTTGCAGGGTAGTTCGGCGCATATCGTTGAGATGCCGTGCAGCGGCGGATTTATTGATCGACCCGTCAGGGTTGCGGGTTGCTTCAATGGCGGCGAGGGTTTCGGCGATCTGTTCGTCAGTAAGGGCTATTCCGGTCATGCGTCCCCCTCTCGGGGTTGCGGCCTATGGCCTGGGGCGCGGGAAATGCTTATTGATTGTGACTCGGCCAGAAATGGCTCAAGGCCCATTGCGCGACGATGGCGAATCCCGATCCGAATGCCCCGGCGATGACTAGCAGTACCGCCATCGCGCCCTTGCCGCGCTCATCACGACGCTCAAGCGCAGTCAGTCGCTGGTCGATCTTGTTTTCGTGCGCCGTCAACTTTTCAGTCAAAGCCTCTTGTCCGTGGCTCAAGTCGGTGATTTTCGACAAGATAAGGCCGTTTTGCGCCGCAATATTACGCAATGCCCCGATGCTTTCCCAAATATCGCGCCTATCTTGTTTGGAGGCGTCAGATTGTTCCTTGAGCCGCCCAATATCGGACGCATTGTCCAATATGCGGCCGATTTCCGAGGCGGATGAGGGGTTCATTCCGGGCATCCCCTACGAAACGCGAAGATGAAAAATTAACGGGTCGGGAATATGCTCTTGCACAGCCATTTGGTTCGGTCCTTCCAAGCCAGAGGGTCAGAGGCGCGCCGGCCCTGCGAAGATCGGCGCGTCTCGCTTACTTCTTGTGGATTGCGGCGATTGCCGGCGTTGCTACGCCCTTCCATTTTTCGATGGTGCGTGCGCCGATCAGCGTTCCGAGGATGCCCAACGACACATTATATACTGATGCCTCGATCAATGGGCCGTGCCACATCGTAGCCACCCACTGCCAAGTGACCATCGCGCCAAGCGACCAGCCGAGACTCGGCCTCCATCCGGCAATGAATAGAGACGGGCTTTCCGCTTCCTTGGCGTTAATATCGGTTTGCTGCTTGTCGGCGGCGAGGGCTGCGGCAATGTCGTCAGCATGGGCTTGCGCCACGCTGTTAACCTTGGCGACAGCATCCGGGTCTTTGTTGATGGCGTCCGCGAGAGCGCCAGGATCATCCGCCGATGCCCCAAATGCCGATGACAGCCCATTGATGACGGTCGAGGCGATCAAATTGGCCGGGAAGGGGAGAACGGTTCCGACGAGCTTTGACAGGATCGGCGCGCCAGCTTTCGCCAGGGCCTCAGCAACCGGAGCAAGGGTTGAAATATCAAATGCCATAGATCAAACTCCGTTTGCGGCGGTGGTCAATTCAGCAGCGGTTCTGTTGTGACGATTGATGGCGACGACGAGCGCGACGGCGCATCCAACGCAGGCCGCGACCAGCGCGACGATCACGATAGACGGGACGGGGCTTTGTGCGGCTGGATGCAGGCTGGCGAGCGAGGCGGCTGACGCCGTAGCGGGCGCAACCGCGACCTTGGCCTTGGTCATGGCTTTCTGTGTCTCGACGGCAGCGCCTGCGATTAGCGAGCCCTTGAGGTCGGATAAGGCGTGCTTAGCCTTGGCGAGATAAGCTTGGCGCGAGGCGAGGCCGTTGTAACCGCCATTGACGCGCAATGTCACGGCACGGATGTCGTCCTTATCGGCCGAGACGTTAAGACTGCGATCTTTCCAGTATTGCGCCGCCGTGGTCGCGGCCCAAGGGAAGGTCGCCATCTTGGCGGGTTGCGAGACGAAATCGACGCCGAAGACTTTGGCGAGCCTGGAATAGTTGGCCCTTCCAGTATTTTGAATTAATCCGCGCCCCTTGAATGCAGGGCCATCGCCCGCAATGATGTTGCCGAGGTCTTTTCGCCCCTCATAGGCGCGGCCGCTCGCGAATTCGGTCGTGGTCGTAATGCCGGCCGATTCGTGCGCGCACTGGGAAATGAAATGCGCCAACCGCAGTTTGCTCGAAAGATCAGCGCGCGTGATACAATCGGCCATCGATGCCGCGAACCCGGAGCGGATCGCCGCTTTGCTGTTGGGCGCGATAGCGAGAATGATCTTTTCGTAATCCATCAGTCAATCCTCTGCCATTGCGTACAGCCGGCGATAGCGTCGAAAACAGGGCCACACGCCAGTTGCAGCGCGAGAACGGCCGCGAAGGCGATGACAGCGCCGACAATGAGCGGCGAGAAGACGACGAGAAGCGTCAATCTCAGAGGCATGACAGAGCCTTTCGATGGGGCTTGATTATGTTGACGCCGCTTAAGGTGCCTCAACCGTCGCTGCATCAGGGACTGATGCGCGGATCTTGAGGGCGCCGGCCACCACAATTTCACTCGACCCATCCGAGTCATTGACGCGCGCTTGATGGTAAACACCGGCCGGAATGACTGGCAGAGCCGCCGTATCAGATGACGACAGCGCGACAGACATCGTCCACAGTTGCGAAGGTCCGTCTTGGGTGAACGCCCCGACCTTTTTAACGAACGCCGTCTCTGACGAGGACGACGCCGCAATGATGTAAACCCCAGTCGGCGCGGTCAAAACTGCCGGTGTCGTCCCGGTGGCGTAAATCGGGATTTCCAGGTCTATGGTGTCTCCCTGATAGATCGGGCGCTGTGAGAGGTCCGTCATCAACTTGCCTTTCTGATCCCGAACAAGCCGGGCGTCGTGATGGTTTTGGAATAGACGCCCTTGACGGTGGCGGATTGCGGCGGCCATACGCCGGGGACGATAACAAGCCGCGATTGGGGTTGGCTGACCGCCACGGATATGGCGGCGATGTCGGGCGATTCAGATGCGGCAAGGGCGCCGGATAAAGACACGCCACCCGTAAGCGAGGCCGTGTCAGGTTGATCCGTTGCCGACAGCGCGCCAGGTATCGCCACATTGCCGGAAAGCGCGGCGCCATCTTGCCCTTCGGTCGCGCCCACTGAACCGGTCGAACTGATTGAACCGGATAGGCCGGCCGCGTCCGCCGCCTCCGTCGCCGCCAGCGTGCCCGCCGTCGTGCCTCCAGTGGTTCCGGCTATGGCCGCCGCGTCTTGTGCCTCATTGGACGCCAGCGCCCCGCTTGAGGCGGACGAACCCGCAAGCGCCGCCGCGTCCGACGCCTCCGTTGCCGAAATCGCGCCAGAGGACGCGACGGAACCCGCCGCCGCCGCCGTGTCGGAAGCTTCCGTCGTCGCCAGCGCGGCGCTTGTGGAAATACTCCCGGCAAAAGCGGCGCCGTCTGCGCTTTCCGTCGTCGCCAGCGCCCCCGATGCGGACGGAGATGCTGAGGTGCTTTCGGCAGCAATCGCGCTGAGGCCAATGGCGTCCGCGCCTAACGCGCCAGACATGATCAGCTATCCCAATAGGAATAGCCGGAAGGCGGGGTATATGCGCATTGCTGTGCGGTGGTGCAGAGCAACACCTTCTGCGCCGTCGCGGCGCAGCTATACCCTGCCATGATATAGCTCGCACCGAGCGTCAGACTCGAGACGGTATATCCTAGGCTGTTGGCTGCGTAGAACTTAATCGACCCAGTGGACGCTGTGAAATCTACCGCGACGCCGAGCGTATTACCGCTAATTGGTACGGGCGAGGCTGTTCCGAGAACACCGGCATTATTGTACACGGCTCCGCCGCCAGCCACGATGCCCCAGCTTACAGAGTCAGCTCCGGGGTAGCCGGTTGTAGCCGTGGATGCCGCTGCTATGCCTACGATGCACAGGTTAGTCGCAACACCTTCCAGCTTGACCTCAAAATAGAGTTTGCCTGCGGACCGTGAGGTGGTCGATTTGATGCTGCTGTTCTGGCTGGTTGACCCTGCCACCCCAGTTCCGTATAGCCTACGGCCGTTAGGTGCAAGGGGGATGAGGGCAGTAGTGACGTTGGGGCTGCTGTTGTTAACGTCCCACGTCGTCGCGGACGAAGCCCCCTTGGATAGCGAGACCACCCAGCCGTAGGTTGTTCCGGTATAAGTTAGGATGGCATTGGCGCAATCTTCGGCCAGCACCAGATTGTTGTTCGATACGCCCTGTATCTTCAGGCTGTTCGGGGAAATAGTCAGGTTACGGGCGCTAAAGCATTGTAGCGCGTCGACGACTTCAATCGTGTCATTGATCGCAGGTGACGCGGGCAATGTTAGGGTCCACGCACCACCGGATGTATCGGCAAGGATTTGATCACCGGCAACGGCGGTATAGGTTGTGGTCTTGGCAACGTAGCGCGAGAATTGCGCATTAACCATGTATTCTGCTGGCATCGAGCAAATAACCGTGCTGGTTCCAGACAGGGAAATCGCGGCGTTAGAGTTCGACGACTTGAGGATGGTCGTGCGCGCCAACGTATCCGGCGAACCGGAGGTTACCGGCCCTATACCCACTTCCCAATCGGTTCCGTTGCCTGACAGCAAGGTGTAATAGCATGAGTTTCCGCTGCCGATACCGGCAACGAATGTTTGACGTTGCGCTACCGCCCCCGCAAGCGCCAGCGTTGCGGTCCCGGTCGTCGCGGTGGTTTCTTGAACGAGATCAGCGAAAACTATTGCCATTGCGCTCCCCTTCGGCGTTGATCAGGATTAATCAGGCGTGGGTGATCGTGCCGGCCGTGATCGTCACGGTAACACCGCTCGAAATGGTCGAGGCAGCAAGGACGATGTCTTTGCCGGACGCGGTTCCTTCCGCCGTACCGCCGACCGTCAGGCCAGATACAATCGTGGTTCCGGCGTTGTTGCGGAATTCGGCCAAAGCCGCCGTGCCGCCTGCGGAGGCCGCGACAGATAGGGGAACGCCCGCCAGCGTCAAAACAGAACCCGACACGGTCGCCGCGGTGGCGGGGAGCGCAATGGTGGCGAGAACGCCGGTTGCGCCAGAGAGCGCCGACGTTCCGATGACAAGTTGGCCTGCGAGCGCGGTTCCTGTGGCGGAAGCAATCGTCTTGCTGGCGATCAGATCGGCAACGTCTTGGAGACGAGCGGTTTTCAACGCGGCTTGATAGGTCACGGCCATAGGTCAGTTCCTTTTGATGATGGGGGATTTTCGGGAAGGTAAAACGGTCGCGCGTTATTTCAGCGCCTTGATGTCGGACAGCGAAACGTCCATCAGCATCCAGTCGATATTGTCGAGCGACACGCCCACGGCGGCGGCGAGGGTCGAACCCCAATCGGCGCCATCAAGGAAGATGTGCGGGTATTGGTTGTGCAGCGTCGCAGCTTGAATGTGGTGCGCGCCGTTCGAGCAATGCAGCCACGGCGTCCAGCCCCACGTCGATGTGGTCGTATAGGTTGCAGGACCAAACGCGGTGGAAATATTATAGGTGGACGTATGCGAGACATATTGCCCCGCCCAAACACCATGACCCGCCGTGGTTCCGGTCGGATATGGGAAATAGCTGATGGCGACATATTCCGGGTCGAGGAACCTGTTCGGAAGGGTTGCCCCTGAGCCTGCGGTTACAATCGAGTTCGAACCCGAAAATCCAGCGATAGAATAACTGAACGAACAGTCAAAATCCCATGTCCAAGTTTTATGCGCCGGTGTCGTCCATGTGGCCGACTGGCTTATATCAAGCAGCATTGACCCGCTTAGGGCTATCGTCTGCAAATCCAGCTTATCGAAGCCGCCAACTTGCGAAAACACCAAGATCGGGCAAGAACTAAGGCTATAATCGCCGCTGGTGTTGCTGATATAATTCGACGTTCCTGACGCCCCGCCGCCGCCTCCGCTTAACGTTCCATCGGAATGATAGGATGTTGAGCCAATCGCGGGGATGCCTGCCGTGTCGCCCGGCCCGATGGTGAAGGCCAGGATGATCGGCCCCGATCCCTCTTGGCCGAAGGGCGAGATCGGAATGAATTCATCGCCCCACGAAGCGGTCTGGACGACGTTTTGCCAGACGCTCAGGATATTATTTTCAATCGTATCCGACCAAGAATAGCCGCCAGTGCCGCTCGATATGATCAGCGACCCGCCGCCGAAATTGATCGCCTTGACGCCCCAGTAATAGTCTCCGGTTTTGGTCGGAAAATCGGGGACTTGGTTTGTCGGCGTATGGCCGGTGTCGTTGTAATCAATCGCCCGCCATGTCTCATAGGCGAGCGAGTTAGATGAGACGCTAACGTTGCCGTAGGTGTCGGCGGTGAAGGTTTCACCGCAGAAATAGACCTTGTTGCCCGCGCCGTTGATGATCGGGTCGGACGCTTCGACCTGGACGCCGGAAACCGTGCTTCCCTGCATGGCATCGGTAAAATTGGAAATACTGGACGCCGCCGAGCCGTCGCTTAACTTGCGCGCGCCCGACATGTTGAAGCATTGCCACTTCGGGGTGACTGTGATCGTTAGGGGCTTGACGCCCGTCACTGGGTCGGGGGCGCCTGCTGTGACGGTAAACGGCGCCATGATCGGCGCGAACACGTCCGATAATTTAAGCTGACATAACGCCATGCGGGTGATGCCCGCGCGGTCGTTCATCCACGAACTGCCGGTCAGCGTCGCCGTGTAGCTCGCTGCCCCCATCGGCGCGACGCTGGCGAGTTTCGACATCGGCCATGCGGCGATTTTGTTGCCGCTATGGGCGACCAGTAGATATTTTCCGCCCCAACTCACATCGATGATGCATTGAAACGGATCGATCCGCCACGGTGGATTGATGTCGGTTCCATCCCATGTCGTGACCGGAGGCGGGAGCGGAGCGGGCGGGTTGGCGGTGTCGTCATCGACCCATGTCAATTCAAGGATCGTCTCTTGGCCGCCCTTATCGACGACGGCCATTTTGTCGGTGCGTTTCAGCTTGAGCCACGATCCGCCATCTTCCGAATAAACCGTGGCTTCATGCGAGGCGAGGTGCTTCGGAGGCTCGGAACTGTCGAGCGTATATTGCGTCTCTTGGCCCCGGTCGGAATCGTCTTTGACGCTGAACACGTCGATGCGCTCAGCGTCGAGTTTGGACGCGCCGTCTGTCGCATCAATCGCCTTGACATGCACTTGGCGGTTGTCATCGGAGCCGTTGTTGAGCGTCCATTGCGTCTCTTGCCCACGGTCGGAATTGTCAATGAACGAAATGCGATCAATGACTTTCAGCGGGACGAACATGCTCGCATCGTCGGGGTTCTTGATGCCCCGGACGGAGGTTGTGCGGTCGGCTTCCGTCGCCATGATTATAGCGCCGCCGAGCGGGCGAATTCATAAAAATTCACGCCGTTCCCATCGAATTTGACGATGAAGGATTTGCCGGAAACCGTGCCGGTGGCGAGCGTCCCCGATGACTTGAAGTTCGTGCCAAACGTGATGGTATAGGATGTCGTGCCTGACGTGGTGACGATCAGCGAAGCCGTTTTGGCGAGAGCCGAGGCGGCGTTGATTGTGATGTTTCCGGTAGGCGTGACGGTTGCAATGTCGCAAGTCGAAAGGTCAAGACTGACCGTCCCTGTGGTTGCCGACAGCGCAGACACGACAAGCGGCGCATTAGCCGAGGCGACGGTCTGGTTAGGCCATGCGCCTGAAACTGCGATATTCGCGCCCGGCACGAGGCCGGGGGTCGCGGTCCCGGTTCCGCCATTAGCGAGCGGCAGAATCCCCGTTACCAGGCTAGTGAGATCAACCGATGCCAGCGTAGCGAGGGCGCCTAGGCCAAGATTAGTGCGCGCGGTCGCGGCTGAGGCCACGTCCGAGAGATTGTTCGACGCCTTGAGCAGCGTCGCCCATCCGCAATCGTAATCGGTCCCACTGGCCTTAACTAGCGCCTGCCCGGTCGTCCCGCCAGACGGCAGCACGTCGCTCGGAAGGTTGAACCTAACGATGTAATAATTATGTCCAAGGCCATCGTTGGCGCCGGACGAAAATGTTGATGCCGAAGTGTGCGCCCATATGACCGCGTAAATCGTGCCGTTTTGCTCGAAAATGTCATCGACGGCGTAGGCGGTCAAGGCGGACCAATTGCCCCGGAAATTCCACTGCGCCCCCGCCGGCAGAACGAACGGCCCTGCTGTAGTGGCGTCAGTCATGGTGAACAAGATCGTGCCGGCCGTTGGCTGCGAGATCGAGGCCACGCCGACGCCGGGCGTCAGCGATATGGCATTGATCGCGGCTTGGAGCGTGTAAATGTCCTCATCGAAATACGCCGCTGACAACGGGGCGCCCGTGCCGGTCCAGCGGCCAGAGCCGTCCGTCGTCACGTAATGGGGAACCGTAACCGTCATTCGATTTTATCCTTGGATTTCCAGGCGAAAAGCACGGTTATGCCGTCTGCTTTTCCTTGGGGCGTTTGATCACATAAACGGACGTGTCCGCCGAATAGGATGCGTGAAACGTCTTAGCCGCTCCGACCAAGCCCCACCGCAAGCGGACGGGCGCGCTGCTCTGCGAAAACCCCGCCTGCGCCATCATCTTCGGCGGCGTTACGTCCTGCGTCTGGAATGGCCTTACGAAGCGTTCAAAGCCCATCGGTTACGCCCCCAAATCAATCTGTTTCGGGATTTGCAGTTTGGTGGTGCTGATCTTGTAGACGGTCGTGAACCCCGCGCCGGTAACGGGGCTCAATTGCAGATCGAGATAAATCGAATTTCCCGCCTGCGCCAAAATCGAGTCCACGGTTACGTTGCCGAGCGCGGCCAACTGCTTTTGCATGTCCAATTGCGCCTGGGCGTCGCCGGGAACCGTATTCTGTTGCAGGGCGGCCTCTTTCTGAATGATCGGGATCGCAGCTTCTATCGCTGATTTTTGCGTAGCCAACGAGCCGGTAATCGACTGGTTCAAAACGATCTGGCTTGCGGATAAGGGGAATGTCAGCCCGTCGTCGTTCGGATTGTCGAGCGGCGGTCCATAGCCTACGTCGCCAGAGGACGGCAGCACGATTGCTCCGGTCATTTGCTGGACGCCCGGAGCGAACACGCCCGACGCTGCATAAGAACCCGTTCCCGCCACAGCCGAGACGGTTCCGCCATTACCCACCGCGCAGCCAATTTTGACCTTGGTCAAAAATACGCCGCTGTCGCCGTTGCCGGTCAGCGAATAGGACGTGATTTTTCCCGTCGCCGTGCCGCCCGGAATGCGCGGATTTTCGTTCGGGTCGATGATCGTCGCGTTCATCCGGCAGGACAGGCCGACGCCCGTTGAGAACGGAGCTTCCCATCCAATTTCAACGCATCGCGCCCGCTTGCGAAGGTGGGCCCGGGCTTTCATCAATGCTGCTTCGACCGTCTGTATTCCGCGCGCCGTAGGGAAATAACTGCGCCGCGTGACATTGCCGACCAATCCACCGGCCGGGATCGAGATGGACGGGCCGCCCGCGCCAAGGCTTGTCCAAATGATCGTTCCGTCCGTGACCTGATCGCCCGATATTGCCGACCACGGCGGAGGGATTTGCAAAGCCGACAGGCCGGACTGTACCGCGATCTGAAACGATCCGGCCGGCAATCTCGGGCCAAGGCTCGTCCATTGCGCAGTGCCGTCGTTCGTCGTCACGCCGTAGACCGGCGAGAAGGCGGGCTTGGTCAGATATTGCGTCGTCCCGCCTTGGGTGCATTGCTGAAACGAAAGGTTGTCATCCGTCCGAATGATCATGCCTTCAGAGACTTGTGCTCCAGACGTGCGATAGGGGATGACCGGCGGCAGCAGCGACGAGTAATAGATCCACGTTGGCGTCGTCGGCGCGATGATCGTTCCGAGCGCCGCAACCGTCGAGGGTTTCCAATCGCCAATGGTGGGAAGGCTTTCGCCAATGCACGCCCAAACCGCCGAGCCGTCCGAAGTGGTATCGCCGGGAACGTCCGAAAATGTCGGCTCCGTGGTCCCGCAAACGCCGGGCGTCACGATGACTTGATAGGATGTTCCGCCCGGAAGGCTCGGATTATTTGGCAGACAGATTTGTCCGAGCGCGACCGATTGCCCTGCGAGGATCGTCCACGCCCGCGCGTCAATCATGGGCAAGCCGAGATCGACCGTGCTGATTTTGATGACTTCCGAATCTTGCTGAACATCCGGGTCGGTCAAAACCGGCTGGAGATCACTCTGCAACAGTATTGTTGCATATTCGGTGCGCGGCCGATCCGCCTTATATTGAAGGTCAAGCGACGCCTGAATGGTCCATTCGGGAACCCACAAATAAGTCTCGTGAACATAGCCGTTGGGATCGCCCTCGCCGTCGATGATGCCCCCGTTTTTGATTACCTGCGTCAGCAGGATTTGGATATAAGGCGCCGAGAAATAGGGCTGCGACTGCGACACGGAAAGCGACATCGTATCGCCCTCGGAATGGGTTTTTCCGGCGTTATGCCACGAATAACTGGTCGAGATCGTTTGTGCCGTCGAGATGCCGTGAATATCGAGAAACGTAGACGCCTGCGCGGTCCAGCCGCCGCCGATGGACGCGCCCGCCTTGGGCCATTCGTTCATGAGGCTCTGGCCGGTGTACGTTTTGATATTGAACGGCCCAAGCTTGATGCTGCCGCCCGCCGAGGTCTGCGACCATTGCGCCGTAAGGTCGAGACGAATGGCGGTAAATGGAGGCTGATCTACGCGGAATTCGAGGCTGTCATAGAAGGCGGTGTCGCCGTCAAAAACGACCGTTCCGTCTTCGCCTAGCAGAATATCGGAGATCGACCATGCCAGCGTCGTGCGATCAACATGCGGGGTTGCTGACCATCCTTCAAGGATGGCTTCAAGGTCGGAGCGGTGCGCGTCATCCAAAAGGACCGGGTCGTAATAGGGCGAGATCTTCAACGTCTCGGCAAGCGCCTGCTTCTTCGATATATAATCCGGCGCGCGCGCGCGAAACTTGATCTTGATGACTTGGCGAAACAGATCGGACGGGATGCCGTCAAGGCGCCCGAAGAATAGCGGGACGACCGTCGAGCCGTTCCAATAGGAAAACCACGCCCATTGCTTGCGCCCAGCAGACAACAGCCCGACGCCGGGGTTGGCGATCTCGATTTCGAGCGTGGGAATTTGCGATTCGTCGTGCTGGATCGAAAACGCGAAAATCGCCTCATCGAGAGTGTAACAGGCTTCCGAAAATGCCACCGCCGAGTCGATGACATAATGGAAATAGAACGGCCCGCCCGATCCCGGTCCCGGCCCGCTCATACCTCCTCAAGCTCCAAGGACCAGCTTGACTGGCCGGGATATTCCTCAATGGAAATTGTCGGGGGCGCCTTGACCATCATGGTGATCTGCGGCCGATAGAAGGTGTAATTTCCCACCACATAGGACGAGCCGGAAACCACAGTTTTCGCAGGCGTTCCGCCGCTCGTCAGATATGACAACTCAGCCACGCACGAGACGGTCAAAACCTGTCCAGGGAAAATACCGTCGAGCGCGGGGGGATGCTGATCGCGGCATTTAATCGACGATTTGTACTTCCTGGACGCGGCAAACGACAGATCGACAAGGCCAAAATTGATCGTGCGCCGCGAATTGTTTGATGCGCCAATCGGCTCAAGCGTCTGCGTCAATCCGCGCGACGAATAGAGCGTGACAAGATCGGTTGACCCGCTCGCCAAAACAAGCAGGGTTCCAGAAGCTGGGAGCGCCATGATTATTTATCCCAGCTTGGATTATTCTTGAGCGTCTTCGACGATTGAATGTCGGCGGCGAGGCGGCGAAGATCGGCCACCACTTCGTCGGAGCCGTAAACATCGAACTGGCTTCCGCCAATGCCCAACGGGAAGGCGATCAACCCTGCCGAGCGCGATGCTCCTCCCGCGCCTGATCCAGAGAATGCCGGGACCATAGCGGCCGGCTGGATGCCACCCATGACGGCGCTAGCCGCCCCGGATGCCGCGCCAGAGACCACGGAGCCAACCGCCGAAACAGAACCTTTCAGCGCCGCCCACGCCCGCGCCGCCGCGCTCTCAATCTTCCCAAGGCCCGAACTCATAAAATCCATTGCCGACTGCGCGGCGGATTTCATGCCATCCCATGCGCCGCCAGCCAGCGATTTGAGAGCGTCAAATTTGCCGCCGACCCATGCGAAGAAATCGCCTGCCGTGGTTTTGATCCATTGCCACGCCGAGGAGGCTCCATTCTTCATGGCCTCCCATGCGGCGCTTGCTGCGGCCTTGATGTCGTCCCAATGGATATACAATTCGTAAAGCGCGACGCCGATTGCGCCAATAACGGCGATGATAAGCAGGCCTTCCGGGCCGAGCGACGCCAGCAGCAGCCCAAATTTAACAATAGATGTCGCGGCGCCGAACGCAGCAGAAACGATTCCGATAGTGACCGCGACGAGCGTTAGCCCGCCGATCACGGCCGGCATAATTCCTAGCATCTGCGCGAACACGGCGAGGATGATCACATCCTTGCCCGTCAGGCTGGTTCCGAAAATGAGGTTGATTGCCTTCGCAACCAGCCCGGCAGCAGTTTCGACGCCTTTCCAAATGGCGACAAGGTTATCCCATATGCCTTTGATGGCCGGGAAGCCTGCGCTGTGTTCATTCTTGATCGCGGTCCATGCGGATTTAACCGCATCTTCTATGGCTTTCCATGGGCCACGCAGCCACGGAGCCGCCGAGAGGATGCTGGAACGAACAGCCGTCCATCCAGCGCCGAATGTGATTAGGATCGATTCCCACGCAGCAGACGCCGACGCCTTGAGCAGATCCCATGCGGATGCCTGCAAAGCCTTGTCGCTATTGAAAAGTGTAAGGATGTAATCCCATGCCGTGCGAGCGACCAGAGAAACCCATTCGAAGCTAGCAGAGGCCGCAATCCGAAGCGCCGCCCATTCTGCGCTCAGACCGGGGGAAATCTCAATCGCGCCTTCAAGCAATCCGCGCCACATAGCCGCGCCAGCAAGCCCTATAGCTGTAAAGCCTCCACCAAATAGGACCGCAGTTGCGACGGCTCCAATGCCGATTTCAAGCCATGTTGCACCAGAGACCTGACCAAGAGCCGCGAATGCATCGCGGCCCATAGCCTCGAATGAATTCCACATATCAGCAAGGTCAGGGAACGCCTCTAAAGCCGCGGTCTTGATAGACTCATATCCAGCCGATACAACGTCGGAAATTCCGCTCAAGGCGTTCGCTGCGGCTTCTGGTACGCCGTTCAAAAGATCGCGGATGAATTGGTTTAGGAGCACCAGCTTTCCGGCCCATTGCGGAACAACTTGCGCAATCTGGAATGTGATGTAATCAAACGCCGCCGATGCATAGGCTTGAACCTTCTGAAATGTGGTTTCAGAGCCGATTGCGATTTGAGCAATATCAAGCTGGAAATCCGCGCCAAGCTTGATATCGTTCCACCCGGCGGAAATTGATACTGCCGCCGCTTTCCATTTTCCAGAAATCCATTCAGCAGCGGACGAAGCCGATTTCTTGACGCCTTCCCATGAAACGACATCCTTGCCGGACAGCAATTCTCCTATTGAAGCGAAAGTGTTTCCGGCAATGTCCTGAATGAATAGGAACGCATTTAAGGCGTTATCTTTGATGTCTTCCCACAGCGCGGCGAACGCCGTTCGCGCCTGATCCAGTGCGCCGCCTTCCTCGCCAAGGCTGGCAACGAATTCCTTGGTCGCGCGAATGGCCGGGGTGACGTACCCGCCAATGAAGTCCTCGATCGCCGTCTTGTGCGCATCGATAAAATTAGAAATCGAGTCTTGAGACGATGTGGCGAGCGGCGTAAAAATAAGGCCGAGTTGCAGCCGGATGCCGCCAACGGCTTTTGAGATAATTTGTCCTTGATTATCAAGGCCCGCCTTCATCCGCACCAAGGATGTCTGCTGCGCCGTGACAGCCGCTTCGTCCGTTTCGGATAACTTCAGCCCAAGCTTGTCGAATAGATCGCTTGTTTCCTCAACGCCGCTGGCGATCAGGCTTAGGCTTTGGACAAACTCGTCGCCAAATTTCTTGCTTAGGTCTTCTAAAACCTTGGTCTTTTGTGCGCCGTCAGGCATGGCGTCGAGCGCCGCCGAAAGCGTCTTGATATAATCCGCCGTAGATTCGACGTTGCGCTGCACGCCGCCGAACACGGTTTTGAAATGCTCGGCTTTTGCCCCAGCGCCAGAAATTGCGCCGCCGAACTTGGTTATACTGACGCCTGCCCCGGCGTAGAACGTCGTCACGCCCGAAGTGGCGTCGCCAAGTTTGCGGAAATTGGCCCCGAGAACCGTAGACCCGGCTGCGGCATCATCCGTGGCCCTTTTGATCGCAGCGAGGCCCGCCGCGATCTGCTCGGACGAAAGCCCAGCCTTCTCGCCGGCAAGAACGAAACGCTGATAGGCTTCCGTTGTCATGCCCGCCGACTTGGCGGTATCCATGATCTTAGCAGCGGTATCAGCCGAGGCTGCGCCGACAGCCGTCAGCGCGCTTTTGAGCGCGAGAACGGACCCGACGATAATTCCGACCGTGCCAATGGTCGGGACCAGTCCGCGTCCGAAATTGCCGACCGAAGCAAGCGAACGCGACAGGGATGATCCAGCGGCATTCGCCTTATCGGAAACCTCACTAAGCATCGTCGAGACAGACGACAGGCCGGAGGTTAGCTCCGTGGATCCGGCATTAGCCGCCGCCTGTCGGATTTGATCGAAAGCCCCCCGGCCGGTCGTGCCGATTTCGGACAGCTTTTTCGAGACTTCGCCGCTCGCTTTGCCGACTTCACCGACAGATTTACCGATATTGTCGAAGGCGTCCTTGCCCGCCTTGCCGATTTGGTCGAAGGCGTCTTTTCCGAACTTTGCGAGATCAGACAGCGACGATTTTACTTTATCAGCCCCGTCAAGCGTGACGCTCCGTGTAAAGGGATTGCTCTTCATTTACACGCCCCGCAAAAGGTCTTTGTGCCTTGACTCGATATCCGAGCCTTCGCCGCGCGCCGCGATAGCCGCGAGCGACAACTGATCGGCTTTTTCGAGTTTTAGAACCCGCCGCGCAAAATCCATGTGGCCGGAAATCTCGCGCGGCGTATAATTCCAGACCGAGGCGGGCGAGTGATGCCCGACGACGATCAGCCATTCGATGGCGAAGGCTAGTTCGTATCCGAACTCTTTGAACCTTGGTCGGTATTCGACAGGCCGAGGCTCCCCGAGAGTGCCTTGACCTGATCCACCAAAGGGCCGACGCCTCTCGGCAACGTCGCAGTGATGATGGCCGAGAGGAAGTCGATCTGCGCGCCAATGGTCAGCCGCTCGGCCGCCGCCTCATGCTTGGCGTTGCCGGGAAAGCCGCAGCCCGCCGCGATGATCGCCGCCACAGCATCCGGCGCGAGGGAAATCAGCTTTTCAGCCGTGATCCCTTCGCCGGTCAAGGCCGCTTGAATGTCAGGAAACCGCGCGATAAGGGAAGCAATTCCCTTCGCGGTGACGCCCGAAACCGTGACAGAGACGCCGCCGACATCGACCGAAGCCGATGCCGGGACAATATCGAGAAGGCCGGCCATTAGGCGATTTCCGTCACGGTACCGAATGAGCCATTCGGATCGATCAGCGTATCGCCGGTCAGTTCAATCTCGGCAAATTTGGTGTCGATGATCGAAATCGCTTTGTCGGGGATGCACAGGACGTTGGTGAAGATCCACTCGTGACGAAGGCCAACGCTGTTGGTCTGCGTGAGTTTGATCTGACACTGAAAGCCGGCGCGGGCGAGGACTTGCGTCACCTGGGTTCCGACCGTTCCGGTGGTGGTGCCGAGAACGCCAATCGCCAGATTGTAGGTGGTGATTTCGTCGCAGACGACAGTGACCTTGCCGCCAACCTGGGTGATAACCTTGGCGTCCTGCGTCATCGAGAACGAGCGCGAGGTATAATGGTCGAGCGTCTTCAGGTCGGGCTTGAACTCGAATTTCGGGCAGTTGCCGATGTCCACCCAATTGATATAGGCGAGCGTCGCGGTTCCGTCCGTCACGCTGGACGTGGTGCCGGTTGGCGCCGTGGCGCTGGTCGTCCCGCCCGTGGTGACGTTGTAAATAGCGCCAGCGACAGTCATGAGGGACTGCCCGACCAGAACCGGCGTGGTTGCGGTCCAGAGGCTAGGGGCGGCGGAATAGGCTCGTACGGATACGATGCCCTTACCAATCATATAGTTGGCGGGAGAGGCCATTTGTGAGGCTCCATCAGGGGAATGGCGCGTCATCACGACGGGCCGGAATGGTCTTGCCTAAGGACCAGATTGGGCGTTCCGCTCTCTTGCGAGAGGTCAGAATTCGCTTGGAATGACCGGGTAAAGGAAGGTCAGGGAAAGCAACATTTTGCCTTCGACGCCTGACGCCATTGTCAGCCCCGTCTTCGTCTTTTCGAAAATGATTTGGCCGTTTTCCGTCAGCAGGGTTTGCAACGTCGTGTCGGCAAAAACCGCTTTCATGATTTCGGTCCTCAAGCCGTTGAGCGTCGTTCCAACGTCTTCCGGCGCCGCTGCGAGCGACACGACGATTTCGGGCGTCATCCGCATCAAGGTGATGCCGTGCGACTGCCAGACATCCCCTTGATTGGGGTCACGATCTTCGTCAGCGTCGAAGAGGAACACAGCCGGGCGCAGGGCGGTTTGCGCGTTCATCGGCCGATTACGATAGACCGCCGCAAAGTCGGGAAGGCTCTGCAGCACGGTCAGCAGTTGCGCCAGGATCTCTTCGCGACGGTCCATTACAGCCCCATCAGCACAAAGAGGATTTCGCCGCGCGCCTGCCAGTTCTGAGTCGGCCTGAGTTGGTCAGCAACGACACGAAATGACGGGTCTGGCTTGTCGTGAACCGAAAGGATGCGATAGGAGACTCCGCCAAGCGAAATAGACACGTCGGCCATTTGCGCGGGAGAAACGTTCAGCGCCGCGAGATCGGAATTCAGCACCGTGCAGCACGGCTTGACCGCCGAGACCTCCAGCGCATCTTCCTTGATAATGGTGACGGACGAGCGATCAACAGCAGCCAGAGAGACGCTTGTTCGCGTGGTCGGGTGGCGGAACGTCATCAGCGATCCAGCATCGGCGTAAAGCTTCGCCATCCCTCGCGCGGTGATCCCCTGCACGTCCATTATTCGACAGCCCGAAAGACGTAGGGGTTAAGCCTTTCGGCTATGTCGTGCGGCAATCCGCCATTCATGGCTGGCGTCGCATATTCGACTTGCGCCACGCCAAAGAGCGTTTCCTTGGAGACGTTCGGGTCGCGCTTGATCGCCGCCAGTCCGAGGCGAACCAGGTCAATGCAGGCTGATTCGATGGCGCCGGGGAGGTTCGGCGTTCCGGTATCGCCGGGCAGGACATAGCCGGTCGTGAATGAAATCACGATTTTGCGGTACGTCCAAAACACTCGCATGTCGTTGAACAAGCGGAAAATGCGCAGGCCGTCGAGTTCGTAATCCTCGTCCTGAACCAGCGTGATCATATTGCCGGTTCCGGCGTCGCGCACTTGCAGCGAGTCAACCGAAACAATGGGGCCGGGGTCGTCGAGAACCAGCGCCGCAGGCTCGCGATACATGATGCCCGGCATGAGTGGGTCATACATCGAATAAGATGAGAAGGCCGGTCGGAGCGTCTGTTGCAGACTGCGAAGGCCGAACGCCTGCGCGCCGGCCGCCCGCTGGCAATAGGTGGCGATGCGGTTGGACGCCTCATTGATCAGCGCGCCGACCAGCGCCGACTGCGCGGAAGTCACATCCGAAAACCGCGCCTGAAAATTGGCGAAGGTCGTCAAGGCCGTTGAGTCGGCCGGCGTGATGATGGTCAGCATCAGGCGCGCTCGCCGGTCTTGCCGCGCTTTGGTTTTTCGACCGGAGCCGGTTCAGCCATCCCCGCGACGATGCGGGCTTTCGCCACATCATCCGGCAGATCGATAACAGCGCCGTGATCGTAGCTAAAATCGAGGCCCGCCCATGCGACAAGATTAATGACCAGCATGAAAGCCTCCCGTTCAGAAAGAAAGGGCGCCGGAAGTGATCCCGGCGCCCGTGCGCGATTAGGTCGCGGAGTTGGCGTAATAGGCGATGGGATGCGTGCCGGCGTCCACAAGGGCGCCGTCGAAACGCTGCCAGAGCATGAAGCCAACCTGAGCATAATCGGCGTAACGCTCGGTCAAGCGCATAGCCACAGCGCCGTTGACGCGGCGGATGTAGTAGTTCTTAAAGTCGCCGAACAGCACGGACTTGGCGTTGGCCGCCATGCTCGCAACCTGCTGGTTGATCACATAGGGATAGCCGTTGATGGTGTCCGGGTCGTTCGAGGCGAGGCCAGCGAGCCACAGCGGGCGGCCGTAGCTATCCTTGAGCTTCTTGATCACTTTGAGCGACGAATCGTTCATCATGAAGCGCGCGTTCTGGCGATAGGCCGGGTCCACCGAATGTTCCAGATCGATCAAATCATCATAGATGATCGATGTGGTCTGGCCGGTCAGGCCGACCTTGCCCGATGTCGCATCGAGAACGACGCCACGGGGAACCGTGGTTCCGGCGCCGGTCGTGAAGTGCGTGTTCGTGATTCTCGCAATGCGGGTCGCCAGCTTGTTGGCGATGAACGCATCGAGGTCGAACGCCGAATCCTGCAAAAGCTGCAAGGAGATGAGGACAGCCTTGGAGCTGTACATAAACGCACCGAGCGTCACCTGGCCGAAGGTGATGTCTTGGTTGGCGACCTGGGTGTTTTCCGAGATGATCGCGCCGACGTTGGCGGTATCATTATCGGTCGGGATCGGCAGGCTCTGGCCGGAATCGGTGTCGAGCACTTCCGAAACAGCCAGCATTCCGCCGTAAGCAAGCTGCGCGTCGATCAGTTTGCGATAGAAGCCGGTCGGGACGGTGTAGCCGCCCGCCGTGGTCGTGGTGCTCTGCGCGTTCTGGAACGACTTGCGCGAAACGGCGCGTTCGGCGTCATTCAGGGACGAAGCTCCGAAGCGCATGAACTTGTTGAAGGCAGAGTTTTCGATTTCGGCTTCATGCTCGGCCTGATCGATAGAGACGCCGGAAACGCGGGCGCGGTTGCCGATGACGACCGACATTTCGGCGTCGAGCAGTTCGGCGCGTTCGATGCGGTCAATCTGCGCCTTGATCTCGTCGCCCTTTTCCATCAGGGCGTCGAAAGCGGCGTTGTCTTCGTTGGAGGGATTCGCCTTGTCA